TGCCTGTGATTGTCCACGTCGAACCAGAAGTATTGACACAAAAGAATTGTAGGTAAGTTCCCGCAGTTATAGCGTTCAGCCCGTCGCCTAATCCCGTCTCGCACCGTAGCTTGTTATACGGTGAAGCGAGCGTAGGAGAGGCAGATGTACCGCCGAGCGCTCCTGCGAGTTGCACAATGCCCGCTTGTCCAGTGGTTGCTAATGGGACTTCCAAACTGATGCTATCGGTATTACCGCTCGCGGAAGTCTGAACGACTAGATTCTGATTGTTAGCTCCAGCGGCCGGTGTGGTGGAGTTGAAATTCTTGATAGCTTTGGTAGTCGCGCTGCCATTGACTTGTACTTGGATGCTCTTGCCGCCGCTGATACTAGAAGCGTTCAATTCAGAAGGCAAAATGTTCCGTATTATCGCTTGCGTTCCAGCTCCACCATTTCCTGAAAAAACATACCAGTAAGAGAGGCCATTCGCCGGTGGCGTAGTGCCTACATCGCTCAAATCCCCGTCTATGGTGGTTGACATTTGAGCGAAATGGTTGGCGGTCGCACCATTGTCGAAAACTACTGAGCAAAAACCGATGATACATTCTCCGGTTGATCCTACCAGTCCCGGCGCAGCACCATTCAATATAACGGCAACGCCGATAGGGGCGTTCGTGGTCGTAGTTGTGTGATTACAAATGATTGCCTTGGCAGCACCATCATCACAGGACATTTTATTCGCGGTTGTTCCGGTGACGGCATTATTAGGTACCCAAAAGTTGTAGGCTCCAGATGAGTTCACATCAAAACCAAAATCATTTCTGGCCGCATGGGCTCTATCATCCAAAATAGAGCCGTCTACAAGTGTGATCGCTCCGCTGGCTACTGGAACCTTTCCCGAGGTAAGCGCTCCCGACAAATTACCTGAGCCAACGCCGCATGTTGGGCAACTGATGTTAGGCGTAGCGCCACCAGTTGATACGATTGGCGCGGAGGCCGTCACGTTAGTTACTGTTCCGCTGCCCATATTGGCGCAATCAGCGATCCATTTTGTTGTGGAATTCGGGTCTACACGTATTCTGCAAAACACATTCGCTGCTACGGCAAGCGTGGCACCTCCATTGATTGTCCAAGTCGTCGGGGTGATCGTGTCAGCATGTGTTGAATGATTGCTATATATGAAAACGAAGCCGGGATTGATTCCCAGCGTATCGGCCGTGGGCAATGTAACCGTGACAGACTGTGATGCCGCAACATCATGATCAATCGTAGTCAATTGATCAGCAAGCGCTATTGTGTAGGTGGTCGTTGCCCCATTTATTGAAGTGTCTATCGCTCCAGCGGTGCAGTTGTTAACGAACGGTGGCCCAGTGGTGTCCCAACAAGGAACGTCACCATCGATCGGAGAGGTATTGCTCACCAGCCAGAAGGTGTTCCCGTCCAATGCATTCACTGGTGCCAAGTCTTGCAGCGTTTTTTGTCCAGCGACTACCGACACTCCTAGAACGTCGCCACTGGTGAAGGTGCTCGCCGCGGGGAACAGCGCCACATTGGTATCAGCCCCATTCCATAAATGGACATTCAGAAGAGTAGTGTCCAGGCAGATTTGTCCTGTGGCCGTAGCTGTGCATCCGGCACTGTTCGGGATAGCCAACGAAGTGCCAAGAAAATTCACGTTTCCATTGAAAAAACTAAGGTTGGTGATACCCAGGTTGAAAGCCTTGTCCACATTTGGATCTGGTATTTGATCCAACCTAGGAAAACCTGGCGGTGGTGGCGGGCCGGCACTAGTACTTCCTTGTGAAAAATAATTTGCGCCGTCATTCCAGAGATCAGCACCTTGATTAGATTGCAATATAAGGCTTGCATTTCCGTCAATTGTTCCGCTTACCGGAGTGATCGTAACCGTTCCAGCGCCGATATTCTTGACACTGAACATGATACCGGGGCCAGAACAAGGATCATTTGGAGCGAATAATGTGGCTGCAACAGCGGAACCATTGTTGAAAGTAACTAGTTTCGTGGCATCCGTGCAGACGAAAGTGTAGGTTGTTCCTGTTTGGGCATTCACTCCTGAGAGCATTCGCGCTGTATTGGTTTGCGCCATAGCGGGCAAAACGGTGAAAAAGGACAAAACGGTGAAAAGTCCTAGAAGTTTTCTCAAGGGTGGATACCTGTGCAATTTATCTGCGTCCAATGCACCGCAGCCGCGCCAAGGGTTACAGTTCGGACAGTCACCGAAATGGTGCTCTGAGAGGCTATCTGTAAATTGACTCGCCCCGTTGTCGGATTTGAGCCATCTACTGGAGTCACACCATTACAAGTCACCGAATAATTGTTGTCAGCGAAAGCCACTGCCCATGAAATTGTGTTGTCGCAAGTATCGAACGAGCTATTGGTAGTAGTGCAGGGAGTGCCTGTAACGATGCACCCGCCAGGGCAATAGGTGATAGCCTGGACTTTGCTTGCTCCAATGCTGCATCCCGAAGTAGTTAGTCCGGAATTGGCATCAAGACAAACTGAAGTACCCGCTCCTCCTGCAATCGTTCCGGCCGTCATTAAGTGAGCATCGGTTCCCTGTGTCGCCACCTGTGGAGTGCCGCCATTAAGCGTGAAACTGTTTGCCAACAAGGTCGTAAAAATTGCCGAATTAGGAACAGTCACTCCTATGGAGCACGGCACTACCCAAGTGCATCCATTCAGAAGTCCAGCGTTGAGGTTGTTTACCTGCGTAGTGCTGGCAACGACTAGAGGAGCAGTGCCAGTTATTAGAGTAGAGATGATCTGCCCGCTGAATGTTCCAGTAGTGGCTGTAAATCCTCCGCTGAAGTTAGGCGTACCGGCAAAGGTAGGACTTCCGGTATAAGTTCCATTCAACGCTCCACCGCCATTGAGATTATTCGGACCGCTTGACGTGAAACCGGAATTGAACGTCACCGCTCCATTGAAAGTTGATGTGTTGTTCCAAGTGTTCGTGCCGGTCCAAATGTTGTTCAATCCGAGCAGTGTATTATTGGCAGAAGAGATATTGTCCTCGCTCCAGAGTTGCACACCTAGCGATGTGCTGAGTACCAGCTTATAGGCCACGCCGGTTAGCCACACATCTGCGCGACCCGCACTGTCCAATTGGACCGGATTAGTATTTGGGATGAGTCCGTTTGAATCCCTGTAGGTGACGAGCGGGGTTGTGGTTCCGGCCTGGTAAGTTGCCAGCCTGCATCCTGTACATGGGCGGCCGCTATTATCGAAAAATTGGGACTTTGTGAACGGTAAAAGGGCCACTTGCGCGGAAACACCTCCCGCCAAGGCACACAACAGCGCAACGATAAGGAGTATTCTTTTCATGGATTTCGCTTTTGTTTTGCTTTGATTTAACGACTAATCGCTGTACGCTTTCGCTATGGTCCACTCTGCTGCGTGGGTCGCTTCACTCCTGTTTTTTATCGCGATCACTTTGGCCATCGTTGGCTTACTGATGCGCGTCATAGGAGAGCTTGCTTACCGCTGGGCCTGCCGACAACCATGCTTTGAAGGATGCGAATGCGCTAAGTGCGTCATTGCACGGGCCCGTTATCGTCGCTTTGCTGACTGGCATTTGCGAGCGCCGCGGTATAGGCGCCTACTCGTGCGTTCGCGGCTCCGAAAGTGGTTTTACCCTTCCCGGCCGCGTTAAGTGCGATCGCCAACTTTGATTTAACCATTGGCATTCCTAGAACTTTTTCCAAAGTTGACGCAGCGACCGCCCCGGGTGCGCCTCCGAGTGCCGCACCTGCTCCTGCTGAAACTTTGGAACCTAGGCTGATAATGTCGTGATTCTCGATTCTGCGCACTGCGCGCTCCAGCGCCGGCTGCAAGTCATAAAGTTTGCTCTGTGCCGCGTTCAAACCCTTGATTTCTGGGAATTGGGTTTCGAGTTCTTCCTTGATGCCTCGGGCCAGTGCTTTTTGCGCTTCGATCGTCGCGCTGCTCAATTCTCCATAGGCCTTGTCGCCTAACTGCTGGTAGGTTCCGGTTTTGATTTTCTGTGCTTGACTGGCCGGAATCTGATTTGGCTGACTGCGCAGAAATTCATTGCCTGATTCGGAAACTGCATCTAAGTCAGCTTCGGGGTTGACTTGGGTTGCGAATTGCTTGGAAGTTTTCCCCAAGCGGCTCGCCACAGCGTACTTATTGACCGTTGCTCCCCTTGCTGCTCCTGCGTCGATTTCCTCCTGCACGGCTCCATGCAAATCTTTGAGCAATCCGCTCAATTTAGCCGCACCTTCAGCACTTACTGGAATCTTGTTTTCCAGTCCCGTTTTCACCATCGACTGAACTTCGGCGCTGCTATATGACCCAGGCGGCGGCTTGAGGGCGCTCTGGTAAAGTTTCGGTGCCAATGCAGCAGCCGCTGGCCTTATCCTTCCCGCCTGTCCTCCGACTCCAGCCGCGCCGCCGGCCATTTCAGCACCAGACAGTAAAGCCACCTCGGCCGCTTCGGGATTCCCTTTTAGCGCTTCAGGGGCATTCTTGAGCACGCCATAACCGCCATGCGCGACCAGCGCAGCATCGACGGGAACGCCCGTCACTGGATTGGTATTCGCCAGCGCTATCCCGGCACCGAGGGCCACATTCTTAGGTTCTAGAGCATTGCTGATAAATCTTGCTCCGCGAGCTAGCAGGTCATAGTTATCCGAGGCCATTTCGGCAGAAGAGTAGCTCTGCGGATTCCTGCCCTTTGCTACCGTACTGAGATTTTCGGTCTGCTTCTCTTGGGACTTCCGTTGCGCCCAATCGGCTAAACTGGCCGTCAATTGTTGGATTTTCCCTGGCACATCGCCAGAATTGGAGATTCTGTCCCAGAAACTATTAGGGTCGTTGTGATCGGGCTCGTCGATTTTGTAACCTACCGGCAAAGGCGGTCCTGATGTATCGAGCGCATACCCGGCTGGAAGTGGCGGAGTGCCCATTAGATCGGTTTCCCTGTCGCGGCATCAACCCACTTGCCGCCATCCACAACGATTTTGTGGCCATTCGGGCCTGTAGCCGTCTTCGCTCCTGCGGGCGGAGTGTATGACTTGGTGGCCGCGCCACCGCCAGTATCAATCTGTGTGAGTTTCTTGTGTGTATCAGTGACGATCTGCCGATGCTGTTCTGGGCTGTTCGCGTTATTCAAAGCCTGCCGGGATTCGTCCAGAATGCTCTGCTTTTGCAGGAGCTTTCCATGTACTTCGCTCATTAGCGATTGAATCTGGCCCCGCTGCGAATCCGTAATGCTTAGAGCCTTTGATGGGTCAAGTTGCCATTTATTAAGGGCGGCTTTGAGGCTTTCAAGATTCGAACGACCGCCGACGATACGCGAGATTTCCGCTTCATTCATGCGCAAGCCGGAGCCCGCACCGCCGGCCATGACCGTAAGTAACTCAGGCGCCACCAAAGCATCGGCCTGTGGTGTCTTCTGGCCTAGCGTATCCTGCAAGCGCCCAAATCTGGCTACCGCGTCCTCGATCGGCTTCCCCACCTTATCGATTTGCCCGGCCGCAAACTGATAGCTCTTATCTGCACGAGTATCATTGCGGGCCTGTTGGGCCAGTACCATTGTCTGCTTGCGCGTCTCATTGGAGATATCTTGCTGCGCTTTGGTTCCTTGCGCATTCTCGGTCTGAGTCAGCATTTTGTCGATGCGGTCAAAGTCTTTTTGTGTCGCGGTCGCTGGCAATGTGAACTGCGCGGGCAGAGCCTTGCCCGGATTGAGCACCTGATACCGGGTAGCCAATCCCTGATTCATCTGGTCCACGTTCGGCAGCGGCAACTCTCCTTCTTTGGCCGCTCCAGCAGCCCGGATCTTGGCCGCATCAAGTGTCGTCTGTTCCTTTTGCTGCGCTGGCGACTGGGCAATGGCAGTATCAACCATCTGCTGAAACTGTTGCGGATTCGAGTCGATAATCTTCCGCATCTGTTGAATCTGTGGGCTGTCTCCCAATTCATTCAGGATGGTATGCGCAACGTTCGGATCGTACTTCGCTTGCTTAATCGCATAAGCCGCATGGCCGAGCAAGTCGGATTGGCCTTCCTGAATCTTTTGACTTTGTTCGATGAGAGCTTGCTTTGATTTCTGAAAATTAGTGACACTTTCAAGGATCGAAGGGATTGCGCCACCATGTCCGGACAAAGCGAGCGCTTTCGACAGACCGTTAGTGTCTATTGTAGGCTGTCCTTGTGAATCAACGCTCATTGCACTCTTATAAGCGTCGTTGATAGCTTGTTGCTGTTCAAGTTGGCGCTTCTGGGATTCGATCTGCTGTTTTTGCAGTTCTTGCTGGCCAGGAGCAAGGGCCGCCTGTTGAGAGACTTGTTGCTGCAAACCTTGATTTTGTAGATTAAGGTTCTGCTGCTCTCCCCAATCTCGAATCTGGGGCGGGCGACCCATCAGAGCCACCAAGGGAATCCCCATCAGATACCCTTTCTACGCGTAGAAAGTGAGATTTGCGGCGCCATTTTTATTCTAGGCCTCTTGGTATCATCCCGGCTGTCCATAGTCCTCTGTGCCTTGTCTGGCGAAACTGTTGATTAATGGGCTGGGCCTACTGAAGTTGAACATATTACCCAGATTACCGATGCCGCCAAGGGAGTTTGTGATTCCGCCCAGTGCTCCCTGCCAAGCGTTGTTTGCGCCAATGTAGCCGCTTGCGCGGGCCGCGCCTGCATTGTTGATGTCTCCAGTGAGTAGGTGTGACGTGTCGGAATTGATTCCTGCGATATTGCCCGCGCCAGCTTGCAAAAGCCCACCGAGGGAAGAGCCAGCTTGTGCGCCGAGGCTAGAAACGCCCGCCAGCCGGTTATACAGGTTGTTCTGGTTAGAGTTGAAGGTGTTGAAATTCGTCCCATAGGTTTGCAGCGCTCGGTTGTAAACGTTGCCATATTCGTTCGAGGCTGAATTCTGGGCGTAGTCATTGATATTCTTGGCTGTGCCACTCGACAGAAGCCCGCCACGCGCTGCGGCTGAGTTTTGTAGAGCGCTGAGTCCCTGTTGGAGCCTGAACTGATAGCCTGGATCATTCTGTTCAGTGACTCCGGTCGGTGTCGTGAAAGAACCATAGCCCTGAGTAAGCGAGCCGCCGGGCTGCAAAAGACTTGAAAGATTTCCTATCGCAGATTGGCCGGCTGTATTGTAAGGCTGGAGAGCCGCTGTCTGCTGTCCGGCTACGCCTGTTTGGTAATTCGTTGATAGGGTTTGATTATCGCGAGCCGCCTGTGCGGCTTGATTTGCGGCTGCCTGCTGTGCTTTGGCGGCTTTGTCCGCAGCGCTTGAACCGAGGATTCCACCGAGTAAACTCCCGCCAATTCCGACTGCTGCGCCAATGGGCATTAGGCTGCCTCTCTCGAAATTCCTAGCAACGTGACTCCTTGGAGCTTCCCGTTCCTGAGATAGCTGTCAGGATTGAAGCCAAATTCTTTCATTCCGGCATTTCTGGAGAATTTGAGGGCCAATCGATTGAATTGCGGCACTTCAGTAACGAGACGGCGACAATCAAGATTTGCGAATACCCATGCAATGAGTTCTTTTGCTGCCGTGGCTGCTTTGGGTCCATAAGAATTCGGCAGCAGGCACGTGTGTACCCTGTAAGTGACCGCGTTGTCGGCAATGACAGCAAATAGTCCCAAGACTTCCTCTCCATCTTTGGCTAAGAGATAGTGCATGTAGTCTTGGCGAACAGGTTCCCAGTTTTCAGCCGATGGGCTTTTGTCGTCAGTCACTTTTGGATATACCGATGGGTCAGTCACGATTTGTTTAATCAGTTCCCAGTCAGTCGTGCGCTCGATCATGGCTTGTACTGAAATTGCGTTCCATCGTAAATCGCTAGAACGTATTGACCCGCTGAAATGTCGGCCGCTGCGAGATTCACGAGAGCGCCGCCGACCCATTTCTTGATGTTCTTAACCGCCAATCCATTTACTGCGAGAGTGGAAGCGCCGGCGTTCGCATTAACCGCCAAGAAAGACACGCGCAAACCATTGAAATAAGCAACAATGGCTGGCACTAGAGCCACTGCATAGGCTCCCGCTGTCCCTGTATCAACTCCGAAATTGTAAGAAAAAGCCTGTACTTCTGTTTTTTTGGCGAAGTCCGCTGGAATATCGAGCGACACTAGAGCCCGGAAAGACGGCGGCGCGGCACCACCAAATGCCGGACCGGACCATACCGTGTTCGGAGTTTCTGCTGCTTTAATGACCGCTATCGTCCCTGGTCCCGTACCTGAGACGGTAAATTCAGCCGGCATGGTCAGATTGGTGGTCAAACTGGCAGAAGGACTCTTCCAATCTACGCCATCCGCTTTTGTCGGGTCGGATGTGAGAACCGTCCCCGCTGCTCCTACTGCTTTTAGATCGGTGGTATTAGGCCCTGTGCCGACCAGCAGATTGCCTTTTACCCAGGCAGTCTGACCTGTACCACCTAGCGCGGGAGGATAATCACCTGCCTGCGGAACGATGGCTCCGGTACGACCGAATACCGAAGTAACCAACACTGTCCCTATCTGCGTGAAAATATCTTGGAACCACTTAATCCAAGGAAGAGAGATACCGCTTCCTTGATCGTTATTTTCCGCGAAAGGCGTTCGTACCGGAGGGGGAACAATCTGCGCCATTAGGCCCCAATCTCCGCATAACCGGCTATGATTCTCCAGGGAACAGGATCAGTCATGGCAATCTGATACACACGATCCCTAGAACGCCCAAGCCTGCGCTTCATCACACGAGCTTTGAATTCCCCGGCCTTCCCGCAATCTAGAATGTACTCATTGCTCCAGGTGTGGGAATCATCGCTCCAGCTAATTGAAATCTGCGGAGCACGTTCGACGGTTCCATTTGGACTTGTAATGGCTATCCCTGTGAAATTGACGTAGAAAACGAATCGCCCTGTACCATTCTGGCTGACCATCGGTAATACGGTCGGATAGTTGGCGTTGTACGGAACCGAAGTCAGCGTAATAGCGCCAATCAGATTTACGCCAAGGCGCCACGAAGTAGTGTTGGTGTCGGCATCATTGAAAAACAAAGTCTGCGGTGTTCCCGTTGCCCCGCCAGTCGTTGTCAAGATGCCGATATTGTTGATGCCCATAGACCACAGGGCATTACTAGAATCAATCAGAATGATGCTGGTAGGTAGGTCACTACCGGGTAAGGCAGGAATAGGCCCCAGGCCAGTTTCTAAGAATATTTGCACTTGATGGTGTGCTACAAAGTGCTGATCATCCGAAACGTGCGCTGCGCGTCTTACCCGGCGAATCAAAGCGCCATCATCGGTTGCAAAATCCCAGGTTGAGCCATTCCACTTTGGGATTTCCATGTCATAAATCTTATTGCTTTCGCGGCCTCCAACCAGATGCTTTCCGAAATTGAAAGTATGAAACTGGCTCAAATGTCCGCGGAAGAAACCGAAGTTTACGTCCCAAAAACCGACTTCATGCCACATATTCGTGGCCGTATCGTAGCGCCAGGTCTTTCCTGCCGAGGGAAAATCCAACTGATAGAAGTAGTGCCCTTCCATCTGAAAACTGTAGCCAATCGCATCATCGACTCTGCTGTACCCTTGCATGGCGAATTCGATGGCATGGTTGGAGACTCGTGCAGGTGTATAGCCTTGCGCTCGCCAGACTACCGCAGCACCGCGATCATCGGAACCGAGCCAGAAAACCGTATTATCGAGCTTCACAGGAGAGAACTTCGCCGCACATCCCTGTTCGATGTACCCGCCCGGCACAACGTCAAACGGGAATATGTTCCCTGAGTCGTAGTACACCACGCACTTTGTTGCGCTCCACAACCAGATTTCACGATGATCCACGAGCATGGAGACAAGATTGTCGGGGAACACGGAGACGAGCGCAGCGCCATTTGTTGTCCAATCTGTAGCATCAAGAGGCCCTGATACATAGAAGCGATTTGAATCGGCAATCAGCGCGATAAAGAAACTATCCGAGTAACCGACTAATGAGACTGGCCCTGTGAAGTTCGCGGCGGGGATAGTGCTTAGAGCGTTGGTTGCCAGATTGAATAGATATAAAGCTCCGCCACTGGCGATGATTAACTGTTGGGCGCTCGCTGCCATTGAAACCGGCAAGCTGTCATTTGCGATCAATCCTTCGCTTGCGGCGGTGGAATTCACGAATATCTCAAACAGAGTATTGTCCGCCGCTCCAAATGTTCGGCCATTGATTGTGAATAGTCCTCGGATGCTCATGGAGCATTCACGAAAGCAGCGGTGAGCATTCTTGCCTCATTGACAGGCCCGCCAGGAAAATTATTCCATGAAGGGGTATAGAGTGCCGGAGGAGCCTGGGTACTACCAGCAAGCGAATAAACCCCAACCGATCCACGGTCGCCAATGCCAGTCGCTTTTCGCAACAGTGGGCTATTTGCTGTCGTGGTCCCAGCACCTTGAACTAGGCTTATCAACCCCGTATAAACCGAAGGAGTAACAGGAGACCCGCTGTACGATGTATCTGGAGTATTGACAGTCTGCGTGCTTGCTGCCGAAACGTGCAAAGTGGTCAAGAATCTAACAGGGAAAAACCACCCGTTCGCGTCACCGTTCGTGTTGCTTCCTCCCCAGGTGATCGTCATCACATAATTTCCAACGGGAACGTGATTTGTCGCCGTCCCGTAGAACAAATAGAGCTGCTTGCCTAGGGCCGGGAATATGTCATACGCGGCGTTATAAGTGACACCAGAGCCCGGAAGCGCTGAGTAAGTAGCTCCGGTAACCGATTCACTGACTCCGACGATTGGAAATGTGTTGCCAGTGGATAATTGACTGGTTACAGTGAAAATTACCAAGTCCCCAGGAAATATTTCCCCTGTGGACCACGGTACATTCGTCCTGCTGTTGCCGCTCGAAGTGCCCACATAAACCATCTGAAAGAAGCTACCGAATACCGGAATGTCTGCAGGTGGAATTGGTGGTCCTACCGGGGAGAGAATCACAAATGACTTCAGACCGGGTGCAGGGTAGAGAACAATTTCATTGTTGCCCATGCCTAATTCGATGCGTTCCGGGTAAAGATTTATCGTGCTTTGGGCATCGGCATTGCTCGACTGGCTTGTATAACTAGGGCCGATCAAGGGGAATTTTGGCATCAGTGACGGCCGCCAACAATGGAATCAGAACGGTAATCGTAATGTCCGCCCTCTGAAGATAGTGCTGGGTCACAGAATGACTGAATCAGCGGCAGATTCATGCTTCTGACGCGAGCCAGAGATTCCGTTGCCAGTGTTTGCGAAACTCCCACTGTTACTTGACTGTATTCGCCCGGCATTTCCGCAATGAGTCTAATGGCCAAGTTGTACCGCAGCGCTTCTAAGTAGCCAGGCGGGAAAGTCAGATCGGTAACAAGGTCAGGAAATTGATTAAGTGCTTGCCAACTGTAAATCCGCGTATTGACCGGAATCGTCGGGATGGTCCAGTAGTTCAGATTCCGCAACGGAAACGCGCCGTCGTCATAGACTTGCAGCGGAAGGCTGCCCGGTACCAACTTGACTGGAATCTCATCCTGCCAATCAGCATCGGTCAGCATCTCCATTGGCAGCTCGAGCGGCTGTGCCGGATTGTTCAGCGAAACGATACTGATTCGCTCAATTTTGGCTGGCCGCGCAACATTGAAATTCCCGCCAGGCCCCATTGTGTAGGTTTGCTGCCCTGGAACTAGCGGGAATTCCTGAATGTTGATTGTGAACGCCATCAAACGCTCAGCCTGCCAACTGTCCAGCATCTGATTGAGCACCATCAGACCATCCGCCGCTTCATCAGCAGGCATGGTTTCGCCGGATGCCAGAGCGCCGATTAGGCGCATCGAGCTTGAAATCAGGTCTTGGGCGTTGATGGGATTGCCTTACTTGCCGATCTTGATGGGTTTCTTGCTGCCGAACGTCGGCGCCGAGGCTGTCGCGGCCGCTTTTGCGACTGGTGCATCTGCCTTGCCGCCCGGCTTCGTGGTATAGCCAGCGCCTAGAGCCTTTTCTTCCTCTTTGCTGTGTACGAGCGCCTCACCCTTCGAAGGATGGTACAAATATTTGGGATATTCCATTGATTTCTCCTTTTTAGTGCGCCGACCTTGCTTTTTCTTTTTCCGGATGCTTGAACGGGACATTTGACCAGTCCTTGCCGAGTGCGATGTCCTCTTCCTCGCTATTCACGACTCTGGGCTCTTTTGTCGCATGATACTTCCATGCCGGGTAGCGAGTGTCTTTCACTTCTTCAGCCATAATTCTCCTTTTACGATAGCCGCATGATGAACAAATCGAGCGGATCTTCATTCGCCAAATCCACCGTAGCAACTTGCTGTATCTGGTCGGGTACGGTGATGACGTTCTCGAACAATGCTCTAAGTGAGTTGGTGAAAGCGCTGGCATTAGCCCGGCTGTGGACGTTCAATACCAAATCTCCCACTAAAACACCCGGAGCGGATTTGGCCCCTGCGCCGCCCGCACCAGTCAGCGACGTATAAAACACAGTCACATTGTTGAGAGCCATTTCTGTTCCTAGGTAATGCTGGTGACGTTCGAGGCGACGACTTGCCACACGCCATTGAACGCTCGCAAGATCACACCACTGCCTTTGAATGCTTTGAACGTCGCCACGTTGGCGAGAGCTGCCCCGTTTGCGAACAGAGCTACTGTGGTGATGGTATGCGCGAAAAGGGTGTCGGAATAGACAGCGATGCTCAGATTATCGTCCAGGCCAACCGTTGGAGCGCCGAGCGTCATGGCGTCCGCAGAACCAGTCTTGACGATGTAATTCCCCGAAACGTGCGGATTGATCACATCGGCGGTCCCGGTCAAAAGAATGGGCGGCATCTGCATGGCATCGCCATCGTAGATTTGCAAAACGGTGTCACCAAAAATTGCACCTTGATTCGTTAATCCTCTTGCCATTGTGAATCTTCTCCTTAGGAAATTGTGGGGCGGTGCCGCCGCCCCTCGGAAAAGATTAGGACAGGACGACGAAAGAGGAAGTGTTGGGATTCCCGCAGGAAATGACATGGTAAACCAGGTTGCAAACCCTGAGAGTCATGCCGGCGCCACGGAATGCGGGAAATGTGGCGGTAGTCTTGAGTGCCGTGCCGCCTGCGAACAGCGACGTGGCAGTGATCGTGTGGGCAAATGCGACATCGGACCAGATGTCAATGATGTTGCCTTCCTGGGCCGCCGTGGGAGCCGCCAATGTCATCAAATCAGCCGCGGCAGACTTGATAACGTAGAAGGCCTGCACACCCGCAGGAATCACGTCCGCCAAACCAGTCAGGAACGTGGTTGCCGGCCGGTTGAAGGTTGCAACCGTTGCACTGGAGGCCACGAGCGGATTTCCAGTGAACATTTCTTGGTTCGTCGGGAAATCGGCCAATCCGCCGACTTGCACCTGAGCGCCAGAAGAGTGCGCCTGCGCCGAAGAGCCCCAATAGCCACGAATGCAGAAATTGAGCGATGTCCCGATGGGCGCCGCAGTGACCAGAATATATTCTTGGTCAATCAGCAGTACTGTGACTCCTGCTCCGGTCTGGTTATTCGGAGCGGTGATACCTGTTGCGCTTGCCACGCCAAAGCTGGTCTGCGTGGAAGTAATTGCACCTGAAAGCGTTGTTGCGGTGATAGCCATAAATCTCCTTTTGAGTTCCGAGCGGTACGGTCGTTGGGATTTGGGGCGGTTTATGCCGCCGCCCCCTCGGGCTAAGGTTTAACTGCTAAAAAATCATCCGGGGATGCGAACAGCCAATTCGGGATAGAACACCTGCCAGCCGCCAAGGAAATCCAAGCGCAGCGGGAAGCGGTCAGTGTTGATGTCATAGGCGCGGACTGCGCGAATGCTGATTTTCAACTGGTCGTCCATGACGCGATCGGCCATGTCAACGCCCTTCGGCAAATCGAGGTCGGCCGACGCGAAAATGAAAGCGTCGGGATGGCAAGCCAAACCGCGAGGCGAGGCGTTGTTGGCCGCACCGTTCACGGTGATAACAGCGTTGGCTGCCGGGGCGTTGGTAACGGTCTGGAAAGCGCCGGAAATGATGATGGAAGGCGAAATGTTAATAGTGCCGTTGCCAGAACCGTCAGAGCTGAAGTCTGCAGTGACAACGAAATCCTGCAAACGACCAGTGGAGCGGCGATTCTGTGGATTGACTGCAAACACGCCGGCGATCTGGAACACGTCTCCCTTGCTCAACCGCTTGGCAGCAGCTGCCGTCCAGCCAGTCGTTACGATTGAGGCGCCAGTCTGACCAGCAGTGGCGTTGACCGTGGGCGAACCGCCGAGAGGCCCGACCGTCTGAGTGCCAACGTTCTGGTCAAGGAACCAGTCAAATCCCAGAGCGCCGCGGCCCATCAAGCCACTGACATACTGAGTGCTCACTTTGGCTTGCGGATTGAACAGGCCAGCCAATGAGCCCACGATATTGCGGTTCATCTTGGGCGACATGATCACATTGCGGTCATCGCGTGGGCAGGCAGCGTTGTCCAGAATTTCGGCAACCTGCAAATAGGCATCAGTGGTGTTGGGAACTGTGCCGGGAACGCCAATTTCCCAATAGACGTTCTGGAACTGCGCCAGACCGTCATCGTCAACTTGGTTGGCCATCGACACCACGTGCTTATCCAAGAAACGAGTCTTGAAATCGTCGATATTCAGGGCAAGTTCTTGGGAAGTGACTGCAAAGGAACGCTGATACTGCGTGGTAAGCGTCACGGGGACGCTGGTTTCGGTGAGGTCCTGAAGGATCAGCCCTTGACCGGATGCGTAGACGCTGCGGACGGGCTTGCGGATGTTGCAAACGCTGCCAATTTTCGCGCCTTTGCGCTCGAACTGGTCATCGTAGTCACGATTGACATGGCCAGTGAACGTCAGGGTGTTTTTGAGGACGCGAGAAGTTTCTCGCGTAATCATTCCGATTGTAAGTTCGGTGTTTGCCATAACTCTCCTTTTGAATTTGTGGGAAACGCATATTGCTTTTCTGCCGTTTCCGATTCAGCAGGGAGTTTCTGGCCAACCCTTTCGGGCGACCCCGGCTACATATTTTTTACCGTTCCGAGTCGGTAAAGAGGTTCTGAAAAGACAAGCTCTTCGCGGGTATTAAAAGCTAAATTTGTTTATCTGACTCGGCCAGCGTCGCGGGCCTTCTCGTAATCCCGAGGCGACATTTTGTCGAGTGGGACTGTCGATTTCGTGCTGCCCGTATTGATTGGCCGAATCGGTGGAGCAGACTTGCTCACAATTTTTGCTGGCTTTTCCTCGACTTCAATCTCTTCCTCGGTTTCTTCCTCGTCTTCGTCTTCTTTCTTTTCAGGAACGACGATTTTGTCGCTTACCCGCGCAATTGCTTTAACCACACCAGCAGGTGTCAACTCGCCAAGCGCCATCAACTCTTCGGGATGGCTCGCATAGTAATAGAGAATTTCTCCGCTGTTTTCGTCCTCGTAAACTGCTGTTCTGAAGGCATCAGCGGCCGCCACTTCCATCTTGGTGAGATTCCGTTCGGTCCAAGGAGTTTTGGCGTTGTCCACAACGTCGTCATAATCCTCATGATTCGCCCGGGCTGCATTGACCCGCTCTTTATAGCTCTCTACGATCTGCTCTACGGTTTCTTTCTCGGCTTCGGCTTCAGCTTGTTCTGCTTGCGCTCGTAATTTCTGGTCTACCTTCCAATCCGTAAGAGCCTCGAAATACTCTTCTAGAGTCTTGAAATCGTCCTGATTTGGCTTTGCATTTACGGGAGCAACTTTCTCCGGTTCCGGCTTCGCGGCCTTGCCTTCCAACTCCTTTGCGCGGGCTTCGGCTCGTTCTGCCCTTTCACGCGCCTCCGCATTCTCACGAATCAGCCGATCAATCTTTTTCTGCGCGCCATTCCACCCTTTTTGTTTGGGCTTTTCCTCTTTTACCTCGGCACCTTCTGCGGTTTCCTGCTTCTCCGTTTCTTTCTCCGCAGGTTTTTCAACTGGCATTTCGACAACAGTTTTGCCTGCATCCCGAGCCTTGTTGTACTCAGTGGGCGATAGAGTTTCGATTCCAACTTCTTTTACTTCTGCTTCCGGCATCTATTCCGCTCCTTGGTTCGCTGTTGCCATTTCCGCTTCGTGCTGCTGGTCTGCCTGCTGCCCTTGCGCGGCTGCCGCTTGCTGTTGCGCGGCCTGTTCTTTCTCATGCTGTTGCTGATTGGCCTGCATTTCAGCTTCATGCGCATCGCCATGCAACAACTGGTAAGTCTTTATTTCGTTTTCCGCGAAGGACTGGTTCAGATCCTTGCTGGCGTTCAATTGCGCAACGGCTAGTTTCGTTGCTTCCTGCATTCGAACAACAGATTGTTTCGTTTGCTCCTGAAGCTGAGTAATCTGCACTTTACCTTGCTGCTCGATCTGCTTCGTCTCGATAACTTTCTGCGCTTCTGTTAAAGCCTTGGTCAACAACTCATGCTGCTTTGAAAGTTCCTGCATCGTCGCCTGCATTTGCTGCATTTGTACTTCTGGATCACCGTCATCGCCACCGATGATTTTCGGATCAATCATTCGTTTCAGGCGCTCCGCAATGTCTTTAGATTGCGGAATGTCCATGTTGCCAACGGTAATATCTGCGATGTTCGCTGCCATCGGTGGCGGCAGAGTCTTCATCAAATCGAGCTGCGTTGCGGCTGCTTCCTGGCGCTTGGTCTGATAGCTTGGGCCAACTGCCACAGTCACGTCATATCGCCCGACCCCAATGTCATAAATTTTCTTAATTTTTTCGGTTAATAGCTTCTCTGCGGCTGCTTTTTGTTCCGCACCGTTATGCGTAACGACCTGACTCACTGAACCATCGGGTTTGATGATCCTGCGAACTCGTGGAACGTCATATTTGTCCCGAATCCACTGGAGCAGGACTCGCCCGAACCGGCGCATAGTACGTGCTACGTTGTCGGAGTAGTTGAATGTCGAAACTGCGCCTTGAGTCTGAAGCCGTTCAATCGCCTTGCCGGACTCATCACCTTTCCGCTGCCCCAAGGAAGGATCATAAATGCCTAAAGCTGACTTCAGATCCAGCCCCGCCTGCTGCACAAGCTGTTGAATAGCCTGAATAGGCGGTTCTACCGTCTGGCGCTGCGGAACAGGTGCTGGTTTTCCACCTACATCCGTTTGGCGGTAGTACAGAACTTCAATATCGCCAGTATTTGCATTCGCCCAATCGTTCTCCATGATTGTTTGGCCCTCGGCAACCAACCAAGGTGCTTGCGGTGCCAGCGCAACAGTCTCGGCGGCTTTCGAAACCATGAAATTCTTGAAGCGCTGCGCATCTTTGCCATTGCGAATCAGCCCGGCAAGGTAGCGCTGACCGTCCACATCAATATCATCGCCATAAGCGGTGAAAACTGGAATCGAAGTGCCGGGCAGATCGGTAGGGCCTTCCAGAATCTCAATGGCGTTGAACTTCCACCACTTTACTTTCTTGACTGGCCGTTTCTTGCCTTCGACTTTCTCCTCAGTGACTTGAAAATATTCAGCGACCCGGACGGTGTCCTTGCTCATCCACTCAGGCGGTACGTTTCCAACTCCAGTGAAGTTCGCAAGTGAGAGTTCCGATTCACTGAAATCCTCTGAATAGGTTTCCTTGGGAACATCAGAGACAACGAAACAGTGCTTAGCCTTCTGCTGTGATGCCCCAGCCTGCCAATACACCGAAAAATGGTCGCGGATCGGCTCTACAAAGATTTCCTGTTCGTCTGTCTCATCATCCGCATAATCAGAAAGAAGCCGCCAACTACCAAAGCCAATGCGAACCACGCTTTCGTGAGCACCGTCATAGGCAATCTCTGCATCGCTGTTGACTTCGATGTGCCTGACAAGGCCCTGAAGTATCTCCGCAGTCTCAACATCGGCTTCATCGCCAACCGGATTAACTTCAAGCGCCGGCCGCTGCTGCCTATATTCATTGCAGACAATCCGTACTGACTGCTGCAACTGGTCCATCGTGAGGCAGGGCTTATTCTTGCGCTCACGACGCGACCGGATATTTGCATCCCACTGGTCGCCAGTTGAGAACCTTAGATCGTCAAGGCATTTCGTGCGGCTGGCGGATTCAGCTTCTGATGCAGCCTGAAATTCCTTCAGCCTGGCCTGGAGAAAGTCTTCAAACTGCTTGGTTGGCTGCTTCTCTTCAGGCATTGATTACTGCGAGAATGTCGGCCTCTTGAACGAGATGTAGTGTCTTGTCTGCGCCCACTGGCAGATTGTCGTAAAAGTCTTCGGCTAAGTCATTCCACTTGGATGAAAAGCAAACCAGTGCCCCGGGCTTCACGGTAGTCTCGTAGAAGTACCCGTCCCGCCACTTTCCAGGGCCTACGGCTAAGACTTTCCCCTTCATGCCCTTCTCTGCATCCGTGAGCATGATCGTGCCTTGTGGCTCTTCTAAACGCTGAATCAGCACTCTATCGTGCATAGGTTGGATCATTGGCCCTTCACCATGCTTGGCTGAACCTTCAAATGAGGAAATTCGAGGTGATAGTTGTGGACCGCTGCAGTGCCGTAGATGGACATGCAGATGATTGGTACTGCGGTATAGCTGACGATCCGCCAAGGCCTCGTGTCGTCCTCACCCACCGTTAAGTGCCAAGCAAGAGCGTGGTAACTGGTTTGCAAGCTCATGCTCAGTAGCGCTACTCCGATAACCTTCTGCCTAGATGGGTTACGCCCTAGGAAACGGTTGCCCTCGATCTGCCTGTTGGTACGCTGAACAGTGGAAGCCGCATCCGCTCCAATGGATGCCGCAACAAAGAATTCCCCAAGGTACCATTTCTTGTCGGTGTACCAGTGCCGCGGCCGCGCTACAGCGGAGGCAGGTAGAACCAGAAGAATAATCGACAGCAGAGCGCGTTTCACCCCTTGTGCCAACTCCGCGCATTGATTGCAAAAGTCGCGCGCTTGCGCTCTGCCGGAGAACTGGAATGCTTCGCGCTCATCAGTTGCTTGAGCGATAGTTTCTTGCCCGGCTTCACGCCTAGGTTCTTGTGCAATAGGCCGCGGTGCGACGGCTTAATCTTAATCATCAATTGTCCTTGATGAGATAAAACTTGTTTCCCAGCTCGAAAGCCATAGCTTTGCGCCAAATGTGGGAACTTCCTTGCACATTCTCGACATAAGCGAAGCCTTCTTTGATAAGGGTCGGATTGGCCTTCACAAACTTGTCAAACTCTTCTTTTGGCACTTCTACCTTGCGCCTCATGGCCAAAGATTCCGTAACCAACGATGCAGATACGCGCCGATCTTCGTGCGGTGATAGCAAAACTCTCCATGACAACTGTGCCAGCCAAGTTGTTTCATGGCTTCATTAGTGATTTCAGGCTTATCTTGCGACCCACTTTGGGCCGATAGCCTGTTTTGCCTACGCGGGCTTTCAGGCTTCCTTTCGGAGTGGCGTTATCCCATTCAGCAACTTTCGCTGCCCCACCAAGAGCCTTCAAACCTGCCGGTGAGTGGCCCCACCTAGCCTGTGCTTTAGATGCCCAAGGCATCAGCTTCTCCTATATGCCAAATGCCGGCATTCGGATTGTCTTGTTCTCCAAAATCTTGTGGATAAAACAGCGCATAACAACCTCCGTTAGCGCTGCACAACTAGCAATCCTCGAAATAATCATAGTGCAGTGGCTTCCCGCATTCCTTGCATAGTTTTGGCTGCGGCTGCTTGTGCGCGGTGCTCTTCTGGTTAGGTAAGCAGCTTTCGCTGGCGGTATCATTTCCGCGTGCGCTGAATCCAGCCGCAGACTCAGTTCTTCCCGCGCACAAATTTACGCCATCCATCCCGTGTCTCTTTCGCCCGGGTAGTACATTTCCGGTGGCGGTGCCTTGAACTTCGGAGCTATTGTCACCGCAAATGTCATGGCCAGCATGTCACCGCAATCAGGGCTGCCGAGCGATGGAACGCGCTCTTTCATTTCGTCTTTCGTCTCAAGCTCTATCTGGCCTTTGGAGTTGTAAGAATACAGTGGCGCCACTAATTGCTCAGCCAGTTCTGGATCGTTGGGAATCTCCGGCCCGCCCACGAACCAATCGCGCATCAATCCCCACACTTCCGACCGCCGATTGCGATACTTCTTTTCGTCGTTCGCAGTTCCGCCACCATGAAACTCAAAGCAGGTAAAACCACGTGCTTTGATCTGGTCCACTGTGCCAGAGCCTAGACCGTCGCCGTCGATTACCGTCGCATCGGTCTTTTCTTCTTGCTGCCAGTAAATCACTCGCTCTGCCACAAATACCGTGCTCTTGCCGCGTAGTTTCTCAAGAATCACAGCTTTGCGGCCTTGCCGATAGCCTATTACCGTCTGATCGGCGCCGTACCGCGCCACATCGCAAGCTAGAATCTTTGGCATCTCCTCATGTCCAACTACTTTTGCATGGCGTGCCGCTTCAATGTGATCTGGCTGAATAAACTGGTCTGTACCTACAAGCGGAAACTCACCCCGAATCCAGATCCTAACGTGGTAGCTATCCTCGCCGTGATCCGCCACCTGCCTATTCTGCTCGGCATGGTTCGTCCCTTCTACTGTCCGCGAGTCAATCCGGTAAGTTTTCCAGCGATGAGCGTTCTTGCCGAAGCACTCCCGAAATGAACCATTCGCCTGAGTAGGGTTGCCAAAAGCAAGGAAGATAATCTCAGTGTTTTCATCCGTGAAAGTGCCTTGGGTGTTGTTCCAGATCACATCATCGATGCCGCTGGCTTCATCGAAGATAACCAGCATTCTCTTGTCTTTGTTGTGCAGACCTGAGAATGCTTCTTGGTTCTCAGCCGACCAGGGGATGAAGTCTGTGCGCCATTCCCGTTCATGGCCTTTCTGACGGGCCGTGATGCTTGTGGCTTTGACTTCCCACCAGTGGCGATTGAATGAAAGACGCGTCCATTTTGCTACTTCGGGCACTGTCTTAGTTGCTAGTTGCGTACCTGTATTTGCGGTTACTACGACTTTGCAATCACCACAGGTGCTCATTGCCCAGTTGATGAACATGGCGATTAGGGCCGACTTGCCGATTCCCTTACCAGATGCGACAGCGACTTGGCAGGGCTGGAATCTAGTCGCTGGATTCTGTAGATGGTCGCGAACGAATCCCAGAATCTCAGCCTGCCACTTGCGCGGTCCTACAGCCTGCTCAAGCTCACCTTGGCCCCAAGGGTAAAACCTCCTCGCGAATTCCAGAGGGTCAAGGGCCGTCTCACCCACTTCCTCGATAAGCTCTGACTCTAGTTCAATTGCTGCCGTTGCCATGTTTTTGCTTGCGGATCTGGTTCAACTTCTCTGCCAACCCTTCCATGCCTGTCACTTCCACGCGATCGGTGAAGAGTTTGAGATGTCTACCGAGTAGCTCAAGAGCACGGAGCTTATCTGCGAGTTTGATCTTTCGAGTTGTTCCAACGTGCTTAGCCTGGCCTGGGCCAAAATGTTCAAACAGCTTCTCGTGGTCGAGACCCACAAGCGCGGCGCGGGCCGAACTGTCCCATTGGCTGATTGGTTTGAGTGAGCCATCGTCTTCGAATACCGATCCTGCATCGTAGCCGGCTAACTTGCGAAGCTCGCCAAGGACCCAATCAGCCGAAATGTCTAGTTTCTTCGCTCGTGCTTCGGTCAGTGCAGCCAGAACGGCTTTAACCTTAGGATTCCTTAGAAGCTGCGAAGCGGTAACGTGCGCTGACTTCTCGGTGTAACCTGCTGATTTTGCTGCCTCTGTGCCGTTGAGCCCGTTTGCGAGGTAAGCGCGTGCGAACATTTCCCATTTTTGGAGTTTCTTCGCCACAACTTACGCTGTTACCTTCAAATCTTTCAGGAAATCTCTGTCGAAATCGGACAGTTCGGCCCACTGGACGAACATGCCTCCATGAAAAAGAATGCCATCTTTGATCGCGGCTTTATCGCACAACTTCGTGGCCAGTCCGTCAATAAACTGACAGCCGCACTGCATATTCATGACGGTTGAAGTTGCCGCTGGCTTAGGGAATCCTGGAGGAGTCATACCGCTTGTAGTTGCCCCTGGGCTAATTGCGCCACCATTTGAGGAAGACGCAACTGCAATCCTTCTGGCGTCTCCATCAGCTCACGCAATCGCTGCTCATCTATCTCCCAGATGAAATGGCCTGCTAGGAATCTCTTGAGTTGCGCCGGAGTCACTTTCAGTAATTGTGCGATGCGCTCTAATTCCCGGAAGTTGTGAAATATCATAGTCTTACGTTGGCCTATGAACTGGAAACGCCCTTCAGCTACCTTGCGCAGTTCTCCAGCTAGCAGCATCTGCTCTTTTGCTGCAGTGGGTACACGCTCTGCCGATCCGTCTGGGTGATAAATGAGAAACTGCTTGGTTGGCATCGTTTAGAGACTAAAATACCTGCGAGCACTTCCACGCCATAACCACTAATCTGACGCGCTAGGCGGATGCGCGGTACTATTTTGAGAGCAGCACCGATTCGTTTTCTCTCGAACGATGCTGCCCTGAGGGTGTTTCTGTGTCCCTGTGGAGGAACTACATGTCAGGCTGGAGTATGCTAAGAGGAGAAATTGCACGTCAAGGGAAATCAGTGGGTTACTGCGTTTTATGCCCAATTCTTGTGGTTGCTTTAGTTAGCTGCGGAAGCGTCCAATAGCGCGAGAATCTTTTGCCGCATTTCTTGCATTGGTATCTGCGATAGGTCGTTTGACCGTTTGGCCGTGAGTCGATTACAAGCGCTTCTCCGGTGCACGTTGGGTCAGGGCATTTCACAAATATTTCTCCAGAAATTCTTTCGCTTTTCCGCAGAGAATCTGCTGATTCGTGAACCTCAGTACGCGCCAACCTTCCATGATCGCAGTATTCTGGCGTTCGTAATCATCTTCGAGCGCCTTTCCGCGGCGGTGGCCGCCGTGCCATTTCCCTCCATCTGCTTCAAAAGCGATTCTCAGTTGCGGAATTGCTACATCGAACTGCCACTTCCGGCCTTCACAGAATCTATGCTCTGCGACGACCCACTTTCGCGAATAACCCATTTTGCCGAGACGTTCAGCCAGATAATCCATCAGCCAGATCTGAGCTTCAGAAAGCGATGGCTTGGGATAACCAGGTGCATTCACTTGCCGTCTCCCTTTTCCCTGCTCACCCGCTCGGTTTTGGTTAGGTAGCCGATAATCCAGCCTAGGATAAACATGAACATTGCCACCGCATATACAGTTGATCCTCTCACTTCCGTCCCTCTTTCTCTGCTTCTCCCTGCGGTGGGGCTGGATTATCTGCGTTTGGACGCAAGCAATCCGAATGTCCCTGCTTCCAAGTTTTGGAGAGTGAGGGAGGCATACCACATACGCAACACATCGGAGTGGGAGGCGTGTTGACGTGCTGCAACCCTTTGTTTACGTCCTGCGGTGGCTCTGCGCTGGCGAGAGAACGATGATTAAGCGCATCTGCTGCTTCTTGCCACGCGAACTGCTTCCATAAGAGCGGTTGCAAAGCAATCCTCACATCGTCAGCGGTTAAGGGCTGCGCCGCCTTCTCAGCCATTGCCTTCTGTCCGCGCTGGAAGGCTGCTTGCAAGTCAGCTTCGTCAACGTATTGCGTCAGCGGCTCTCCGCTATCCGGTTGCGCTTTCCCCTGTGGCTCTGCGGCTCTTGCTGCATCAAAACTACGTTCTAGCTGACGAACTGCTCGTTGTGCATTAACTGGCTGTGGCTGGTTCGCTTGGCGGGCGGCATCCTCTGCATCCCAAAACTCAGATAGTATTGTCGCGGCAATGCGGTCTTCGGCTGCATCGCTGCCACCGCAGAACTCATCCGTAATCTGCTGTGTGGCTTCGCTGACCCATCGTGGTGCCGTGCGTGCTTCCTGCTTTCCCTCGCTCATCGCTGCCTCCACAAACTCCGGGTAGTGTGAATGCCAGCGTGACCTTTGGGCCGCTCACACTCGAACTCGCCCCATCCACTTCCACAAGCGTTCCACCACCATCTAGCGAAAGACATTCGCACTTTGCGTCTCATCGCTGTTCTCCCTTGGCTTGGCGCTCGGCCTCCAGTCTCCGTAACGCTTTGTTGCCATGTTGAGTGCAATAATTCTTTCCGTTCACTATCGTTGTGGCCCGACGCTCGCAATGCATGTCTGAACCATTAGGCCCGTAAGTCGCGTTAGGATACTTTTCGCACAACACTCGATTATTTCTCGGTAGGCCCATTGCTCCCCTTTCGCTGGCGCTGGCCGGATTCACGCAAGGTCAGCGGACGCACTTCATCTGTCGTTGTTGCAAACGTGTCTCCAATATTGACTCGCCGCACGACCAAATATCCGCTTAGTATGAGCGGTTCAGTCTTTTCTACTCGCAAAACGTCCCCAGCAAAACAACGGACAAGACTACCCGACGAATTGGAGAGTTTGAATTTGGCGCAGACTAGCTGCCCTACACGAAAACTAGGTTCTTGTAAGCGAAACTTCGGCCCAGCTTTGGCTTTCTCGCTCCGCTTCATCGGGTGCTCTCCGGTCACGCCTTATTCGTTCCTTCTACATTTCGCTTCTCACGGTCTGCCTTGCGCTTGCCAAGCCATAACAACGCTTCGTCCAACTTCGTGATAGCAACAGAATTTTCCTTGCAAGGAAATGCAGCGTTGAATCCTTCGATCTTCTCCTTAGCCCACGCGATCACATCATCAATCTGACAACCATTCACGCCGAACTCCTTGATAGGCCCACTCTGAATAGTGAACTGTACCGAGGATTCTTCGCCGTGAACTTGAGGCCAACCGCGTTCTTCTATAAAACTAGACATTTCGATACCCTCCTGTGAATTGTCACCACAACTACAGCACTTACCGCCGTCGTACCAGTGATTGCAGTGAATCTTGTCATCGCTCTTAGGGCACTCAGTTTCCCAGTCGCTCATCGTCCGCTCTCTTTCTCTGGCTGGCCCTGCGCTGCTGCGAGGATGCTGTAGGGGTTGCGATCTGTGGGACGCGGTTCGGCTGCACGACGGCAGCGCCGACACAGCCAAATCACGTCGTAGCGGTTTTCCCAGGCATAGCCTTTGTAGTGGTGGGATTCTAGGTAAACGTATTTCCCGCAATGGGCACAATTCTTTGGCTTTACCATTGTCCCGCGATGAATTTTGTTCTGTACGGCCCTGCGAGCGTGAACCTTATCTGGGTGTTTCGCTAGTTGGGCATAGATATATCGCTTTGCGTGTTCCTTTGCTGTGGGTTTTTGCTTACACCGACCAGAATATTTGACGCCACACGCTTTACATCTGCGGCTACCTCGGTACACTCGTGTGTTTTTAGGGGTATACTCGTGCCCTTGTGGGCAGTGAGTCTTGCGAGAATTAGCGTGTGTTTTCATCTTCTCGTCTGCGCCGCTCATCGTTGCCTCACTGCTATCACGCGGTTGTGATAACGCTTGTGCCAGCTCGGGCAGACGTATAATGCGCAAGCAACCGAGTCGCACTTCTTTCGCAGCGGGCAGTTGTGATGCCATTCTCCGGTTTCTTCCCAGTTCACTTCGTGCGGCTCGACGCAGCCCTGGCAGATGGCGGGCGAAATTTCTTCGACTGTGCGCGGGTCAGTCGGGTCAAACCATGTTGCTTCGCCGCCGGCGTTGCGAAAGATTTCCAGGCGCCGTTGTGTGTGCGCCAGCATCCCGTGCAGGTACTCATGCTCGCCGCGGCGGTAACTGGTGGGCTTGCTGGCCGTGCCCCAGCGTTGCTTTCTGCGTTCGCGGAGTAGGCGGCGGGCGTTGGTGATTTCTTGGCGGAGTTGCTGGTCGGTTTTGCTCATGGTCGGCAATTCTGGCTGTACCAATCCTTCATTTTTTCTCTGACTTTGTTCTCCGGTATCGCTCGCCATCTCCGCATACGATCGCGGTTATAAGTCGGGTGTTTCTTGCGCCATTCCCGCAAATAGTTCCTATGCCACTCACGAGACATTTTGCTCATGTGTGCCTACACAACCCAAACTTTCCGTCCTGCGTCACCTGCCTCCATCCCGTCCCCCGGCAGTGCTCGCAGTCTGTGGGAATCGTTCGCTTCTGCGTTGGCAAGTTGGCCAGCACAATTTCCGCTGAGCTTCTTACCTCCGCTGGTGTCGGGCGGAATTTGCAAGTCTTCGCTGCTTTCAGAAACGCCTGGTGCAGAACCGCCGGACGGATGTCTTTCAGTGCTTCCTGGTAAAGCAGGGCTAGTTCTTCCGTGATTTCTTCCCGGTATGTTTGCGCGTAGAGTGTCAGCCAGTCGGCTACGGTGTCCGAGAGCGTTCTTGATGGCTTGCTGACTTCTCTCTGCTCGCTGCTGTTCTCGGCTGGTATCTGGCTGTCGTGTGCCATTGTTTTCCTTCCTGGGCTCGAATACATCGCGCCACCCGTTACGGATTGAATTTTCAAGACACTCAACAGGATCGTGGCCAGCGTCTTTCAACTTCTGCAACTCTCTACGAACCAATTCCCCGGCATGGTCTGTTAGTGGGTATCGAATTTTCTTCCGCATCTCAACGAAGGCAAGCCAGAGGTGTACGGGAACGATGGAAGGTTCTGAGAACAAAGCTGCGCCGTCAGGCGCGGCCTCTTTCTTTTCTTCTAATGTTTTATATGGAGTCTTGGAGTCTGGAAGTCTAGAATCTGGGATAGTTTGAAGTTTGTTTAGCGAACGTTCAACGAACGTTGACCAACCGTCCGGTCGTAAGTCTTCTGTTTTCTGTTGTTTTGTGGAATTACATTTAAGACATAGTGGTTGAAGGTTAAGAATCGCGTCACTTCCTCCATCAGTGACCGAAATAATATGATCTTTTGTGAGGGGGATTCCGGCAACTCCACATGCGAGGCATTTGTTGCCGCAAAATTGAACAAGAAACGCCCACTCTAACTCAGTATGGCGTCCTCGTTTACGCGCTTCCTGTTCCGACTTCCACCGATCACGGCCATACTCGGCTTTCTTTCTCCGTGCGGCGACACTGAACTGCGCACCCTTTTTTGCTCGCTCGCTTTTTTCTTTGGCGTAAGCGAATTCTTCCTCGGCTCGTTTGTTCTTAAACCCGAGCTTCGTGGCTTTGAAATATTTTCTAAGGATATTACTGACGGCGGCCTTTTCTTCTCGGCTTACGGCAGAGCAAACTCTAAAGGCTTCGTCCTCTGTACGAAGGCGCCTTTCGCTTGCATAAATGTGATCCAAAAGCAGGGTATAGGCACCGTGCTCCAACATGCTCAGGCCCATCGTGTCGCGCAGATAGTCTCCCGGAAACCTTCTGTAGTAGTTCACGCTGAGCGCCTCTTAGGGGAACGCGATGGCTGGGCCGTGACTCGGTGTACTGTTTGGCGGTTCATTGCCTTAGCAAGTACCGTAACAGCCACTGTTATCCTGTCTATTTTTTGTTCCACGCCACTAATCCAAGCAAAAATAGCTTTGCGGCCTTCGTCCTCGCCGTGCTCCAATGCCTCATGACTCTGCATGAGCTTGTCCTGACCTTCGGTGAGGGATTTCAGTTGCGCCATGACGGTTTTCATAGAGCAATTAGCGTTGTGAACGTCAATTCCGATTTCCCAAATATTGTCTCGATCTGCTTTTCGGAACATTCCAGCTCCTTACAGCGAAAAAACCAGCACCACCAAAATAGCAGTCAGTACCGTTATGGCCACGATCCGCACAACAAAACCCAGCACTTTCATCGCTTCACCGCCAACAGATACAGAAAAGCTCCAGCTATAAGGAAGCACCACACACAAGCCCTGAGCAGCTGCAAATCGCTTGGAGCGTTAGGCTGCCTCACTGCCGGCCTTCCTCGTATAGATTCTTGATTGAATCGTCGCTGATAGCTGCCAGCACCCGGCACATGATCGGGTAAGCCAAAGTAGGGTTGCCGCCGCAAATCTCCACCCAGCGATCCTTTTGTGTATGCCATTCCTTGTACGTCTCGCTATCAGTCACAAACACCACCCTGGTATGGCCTTCCTTGTTCTCTCGACGGCGTTGGGCTTCTACTTTGGGCATGTATAGCTTGCCTGCCTCGCCGCCGCGTCCTTTGCTTACTAGGAACTTGCAGTGCTCAAGTACGTCTTTTACTGTTTCCAAGTAGTACCCACCTTCCGATTAGCCCACAGTGACGCGCTTCCCGCCGTGAGCGCTCCCAACAGACAAGCTGCCAATGTTCCCGGTCAAAAACATTCCCGGCCGCTGAACCAAGTTCCAGATTCCAGCCGTTTCGCTCTATCTCGTCCCTAACATCGTCAATCGTCAAAGTCTGGCCGCCATAGCCCATCCAGCGAGCGCATATCTGGGCCTTCCAGAGATCATCAGCGTGTTTCTTGCTGGCTCTGCCTAATCCCTCTAACTTCAACTGGATTCCGCTCATTGGGCTGCCTCAAGTTTGTGAACATCTACTCCCATGTCACCCGCCAGCTTCTCAAGTAGTCCGACCAGCTTCTCCGCAGGTACCAGCGCGGTACCCTCTTTCGTTTTTTTGGCGCCGTGGGCTGTAAACGCCATTCTCAGCATGTCTTCTTTCTCCAGATTCGAGCCGATATAGGCCTGGATATTCACGAACTCAGCAAAATGGCCATTATGCTTTTCAGGTAGGGTGTAGAAGATCGTAGTGACTCGCACAGGTGGCCGTTCCGCGGCAGGGGGAGCGTTTCTAGGCGTTTTACCGGCTTTCTGGCGGTCTACCTCTTCCTCAACAAACTTCTTGGCTGCTGCCGTTTGCTTGTCGGTTTTCTCGTCTCCCTCCGGGTCGGAATCGTCAGGGATTAGGAATGCGTGTCTCAGCCCGTACTTAAGAGCGCCAGTCATGGCCTTATAAACTGCTTTGTCGCCCTTATCGGTTCCGGTGCCACAACTGTGCAGGACAATGGGAACTGTCTCTGGCGAGTCACCATCGAAGAACGAGAATTGCATCTTGATGTCTACGGCCTGCATCACGCCTTCTTTGGCCGGAATCTCGTAATTGCGCATATCGATCACATCAGAAACCAAATAGATATTGCGTTCTGATAGGGCTTTGCGCACCAGCCATGCCACATCCGCCGCCTTGACATACTTGTAATTCTGGAACTTGTTTTCCCCGCGCTTTTCCACGGAGTCAATCTCGCGGACTATATCCGCCAGCTTGGCCACTAGATGTTTGGGAGCCAGTGGTACGATTGATTCAGTTCGCGGTTGTTGTTGTTCAGCTCCGTTTACTTGGCTTGGCATTTCTATCTCCCTGAACGCAAATTAAGTGCGCTCTCCTGTACATCCCGCCGTCGAAGTACCTTTCATGGGCCCTAATTTCTGTGTGGCAAATGGCACAAACTGGGCCATTTCTTCCGCTGCGAACTAAAAGCGGGTAGTTGCTCCATGCCGTTGTCATTGGCTTCATCGTCTGCCTCCCACTCTTCCGCTTGGTCTATCAACTCATAGCAGATGCAAGGTTCTTGTTCGCAGAAGCACGGCTGGCCCACGGCTGAGGCTTCTCTGAAGTCCTCGTAAGGGTCACTCATTGGTTGTCCCTATCAGTTCGTCAAGAATCCATCCGGCTCGCATGGCGTTATTAGCTGTAGGACCTTCCTCACTGTCGGCGGTGTCTTCGTAGCCCTTGATTAGCTGCTTGACTAGGAGCAGAGCGTCCACTTCCTCCGCCGTCATGGCCGCATCCCCGGCACGCGCATCAGCATGTCCATGCGTACATCAAATTTGGCTTTGTCCAGTGTCTTGAGTGTTTTGGTCCAGACTTCCTCTTCTCCTATGTACTGGTGAGCGAAGAGGACGTGCTCATATGCGTGAATCAGCATGGTCAGGCCGTCCTGCTTTGGTTTCTCAAACTTGATTCTGTCGAGTAAGCTCATCGATAGCTCCTGAGTCTCCGAACCATGGCTCGTCGCACGAGGAAATCAATCAGGTGCTCCATAAACCCCCCTACGCTTTTTTCTGGAATATCCGAATGTTTCTGGCTCTGGCCGGTCGCCCAATCTGTGAAACCGACCGCATCGCCAGCGTCCGCACAAACTTGTCTATGTACTCGATAGCTTCGAGAGCAGCTAATGCTTGATCGGGATTCTTGCGGCGCACCGCTTGGTTGGCTTCCCGCTGCAAGTCCTCTTTGAAGCCAGCCGCTACAGCTTCGATTTCCTCGATGGACAACGAACGTCCTTGATTGAGCACAGGTATAGCCTCCAGGGGTAGCTGCGGGTGACTTCGAGCACAGTAGGACGCCTGTGCTAGTAGCGACTGAGCTAAGACGTGTTGAAAGTAATGGGGTTACAGGGAAGAAAAACCGAAAATTAAAAGGTAGTTCAGTTATATTATGTTGACTCAAATTTTCGCCTAGGATTCGCATGTGGTTAGGCTGCCTGTTCCTTGGATTTCTTTGCGTAGAAAGCGAGCAGCAAACCAGCGAGGCACAGCACAATCGTGGAAGGCTCAGGGGTGGAGACAGGGGGGTCAATGACCGCTGCGCTGGAGACCGTGGCTACCAGATTCCAGTTGCCAAAGCTAACGAGCACATCCGAGCCAGTTACGGGGAAGAAAAAATAATCAGCGAAGAACGTGGTCAATCCGGCGTTTTTGCCCTTAGCCAGCAAAGTTCCATTGAGGATCGCTTCACCCAACCCATTATTGGAGAAAGTCTGCACGAAGAAATCGTAGGTGAAGGTGTCGCCGGGGCTTTTCACTGTGCCGTTAAGCTGGGTGTCCGTGATTGGCCCAATGCAGTCGTTTGGGTCAGTGCAGGAGCCCGGTAGTACCGTTACACTATCAGCGTAGGCTACGGGACAAAGAAACAGAGCCATAATCAATGCTTTCTTCATGCCGCCTGCTCCTTGGCTTTAAGGCTTTCTGCTTTGCCGCTTGGGAATAAGCGATAGGTTCTTCCGTCCACTTGGACAATAACTGGCCGGTTGCACTGCCGACAAAAATCAAATGCCTCTTGCATAGTCTCGAATTGGCCGTTCGATTTCATGCTGTAACCTGCTCTGCTTCTTTATGAAGTAATTGCCGAATTATTTCTGAGATGTCCGTGTGCCTGGAAACGGCCAGCTTGTCGAACTTGGCTTTCTCGTCTCGCGTAACCCTTACCCGTATCACGTCATCTCGGTATTGTTTCTTTGTTTTCATAGCACTCAAAGTGTCCCAGATGTGGCTACATCGTGTCAAACGAATTCGTAGTACTATTAGTTACATTTTGAGCAGGGCTGTGGAAATGTGTCCTAAAAAGCAATAGGCCCCCTATCCTCAAATGTGTATGCTGGATAGCAAATGAAGAGACATGCCGATCTGACCGAGTGGATGTTATGGCTGGCGTTGATAGCGTTCTCGGTCCTGGCAGTATCCGAACGCCTAGCCGTTGCCGCGCTGCGGACATTTCCGCTCTAAAAACAAAGGCCCCGCCATCTCCCTCTCAGGGACAGCGGGGCCCAATAGACTCCTTTCTCCAGACTTCCGGGTTAAACGGCTGTTCCGAAGAGCATTCCTACCTTTTTCACAAGGTTCGGCACCAGGGTTGCCGTGTCCACGTCGTCAGCGATGGGCGCGCCGGTATCGTCCAGGACCGGAGTCCCGTCCGCATTGGCGAGGTGGTTGGTGATGTTAATTGGCACATTGACCTGGGCAGGCGAAGCAGCCGCCTTGATCTTCGCGCTAGCCAGCGTAGCCGTTCCTGCCGGAACCACCGTGCCATCGTCCAAGGTGTAATCCTTGTCGGTCGGGCGCGGCACCGCATCCTGAGTGATTACCCAGGTTGCAGGGTCGGCAGAGGTAATGGTACTGGTCTGACCGGGCTGTAACTGGTCGCCCGGCTTATTCGCGTCATCGAGCCCGACAATGAAAATATCGTCAGACTGGCTTCCGTTCATTTTGAGTGGCATGAATTCTCCTTTTTATTTGCTTACTCCAAAAATTAGGACAGCCCGTTTGAGCGGTCCTGGTACTGCCGGTGGCGGCGTTGACTCCGCCGCGGCAATCTTTTGAAGAAAATCGGTCTGTTCTTGCTGCTCCTCGAAAGTGGCCTGCCCTTTGAGCAGCTCGTGGATGTCGCGCAATTCGCTCAACGATTCGAGAGCCAGCAGATTGCGCTCCTGGGCGAGCTTGACGAGCACTCTCAGGTAGGGCGTCATGTCCTGTTGCTTGAAGTCTTTGGGCATGATCAGCCCCGCAACACGTCGAGGTTTGCTTTACTGATAATGTCCTGCTTATGGGCGAGCAGCGCATCGATCGCCGCCTGGACTGAGGCAATGATTTCCGCCGGCGCCTTGCCGCCCTTGAGGCCGGACAGGAATGGCAATAGGAACTGAATGCCTAAGTCAAGTAGGGTTAGATACATGGCTCACTTCCCCCCTGTGGCGGTCTTAAGGTCAGCCGCAATCTGGTTGTAATTGGTGATGGCGGCACGCAACTTGGCCTCGGCTGTCACACCGGCAGCGGTATGAAGGTCCGGAGCGTTACAGGCACCGCCATTGTTGAAGTCCGGCCCGGAACAGTAGACGGTGATAGCGTCGATGAGGGCATCCTTGGCCCCGGTCGCCTTGGTTAGATCGTCACAGACTGTGGTGGTGGGAGTGGTCGCGCACTCGGGATGCTGTGCCTTCTCTTTATCGAGGAAGGCTTTCGCCGCTACGACAGTGTTATAGGCGGACCTTTCTAGTGGCGTGCAGCCGGCAGTCAGCAACACGACAATCAAAACAACTGGAAAGAGTTTTTTCATAGTTTCCTTTCGGTATTTTCTCCAGCCCAAACAGCTATTGCCTATGGCTCTAAAGAGCCTCCCGATCTGCGGTAGCACTTCGCTCGATTGAGCTGGAAACTTTTTGTTAAAAGGGGAATATGCTGAACATCGCGTTGACGAACCATACGACGGTGATCACGATGAGGACGATCCGAAGGATCTGGAACATCCAGCCGGTTTCCGGTTTGCTGAACTTCGCCGCAACGATGTCGAAAATGCTCCAGATTCCCCACAACACTACGAGCATCAGGACTAGGCCCAGAACGATGCCCAAAAATCCGTGTATCCCATAGAATCCATATCTCACTTGTGCGAGCAGTGTCATAACGCCTCTTTTCTAAGTTTCAATTTCTTGGACCAACCACTGAGCCCAATCCAACCGAAGGCCCCTATCACCATTACTGGAAGCAGCGAGTCATTAAGTTCCCGCCACTTTCCGTATGGCTGCAACGTATAGCCGAAGTCGAAGATTCCTAGGAGCATCCAAAGAACTGCGAGCGTGCCGTAGAGATTGCGGTGATAAGTGAAAGGAGCCGTTAGTGCCAGCCCGAGTCCGGCCGCAGTCACGATCACGCCGTCAAGCAGGCAAATCCACTGATCAGCGCTAGGCGGCCCGGCAATTCCCCTTATACCCATCCACAATAGGATTCCGGCAAACGGAACGACTGTCAGCGATGCCCAGCTTGAAGTGCGCGCCGCGACGATGCAGGCGAGCAAGCGCACGGGTGCTAAGCAGAGGCAATAGAGCACCCGATACCAGTTGTCACTCCAACTGAATTCCGGCACATGCCGCACGCTTTCAAGAATGGCCGTCGCAACTAACTCTGCAATGAAGTACAGCCTAAGCGTTCGGGTCGGAAGTGGACTGAGAGCCGCCAGCGTCATCGTTAGCAGGAGCAGGCAGGAAACTACCCACGTAATCATGTCCGGGTACAAGGTAAGCAATGTCCTCCGCTTCGGCTTGGATAGTCGCTCTTACGCCTTTGGATGAGAAAACTGTGAATCTGAATGTCTTTCCTGGCTTTCCGCTGCCTGACATTTAGTACCTCCTGAATTGAATTCCGTTCTTTGCTTCCAAATAGGTGGCGATATTCTCAGTCATCAGCCGGTGCTCAATGGCGTCTTCCTTGAGTTTGCTAATGGCTTCGCTTTGCCTAGCAATCTCCTCTAGCTTCTCGTCTTCACGCCCGCGCTGGCGAGCAGCAAGGAACATGTAGGCGATGAATTGGGCTATTAGGCTCCCAACCCACAGAACGATGGCTAGGTATGTTGAGTTCATGGGGCGTCAAGAGCTTTCTCCTTTTACTGCCTTTCTTCTCGCGAATCCACAACATGCTGCTTGGCTTCGTGTTCGGCTAATTTGGCTTTTGCTTTTTGCACTTCCTCTATATCACTTGGATCTTGACTAAGGGCTGCGATCCGTTGGGCCTTCTCAAGAATCAGCGCCAGGGCTATTCCATACTGACTGTTCACTAGGGTATGCGTCTTTTCTGCTAGGACTAAGATCGTTTCTGACTTGTGGTCGGCGCGATTCGCCACATCAACCGCCACATCCGCCACTTTCTGCACTTTCTGAGCTGCCAGTTTGGCGATAACGAGCTGCGTAATGGTCAGCAGCGCAACCATTAGCGGAGTGAGAAATGCCAGCCACTGCGCTGTTGCGCTTTGAATCACTGGGGTTTGCAAAGGGCCTCCTGGGTATGTTCATGGTTTTGCTTCCTCTGGGGACAACGGTACTACCAGTTTTTGCTCGCCTGTCTTGGCGTTCTGTAGATTCACTGCCGCCGCGAAGTTCGGGCTAGCCTCTACCTTGCTCGCATACGCACGGGACAGGTTCCCAGCCAGCGTATTTGCGAACTTGAAAACGAACTGGTAGAAAAGGCTTGAGGATGCCTGCGGGGATGGCAGCGATCCGACAAAAGAGATGGCGATGTAATAGCCTACTAGGACATCGCTTGTCTGATGGGCCCGTAGAAACGCTATGATTGAGTTCAAGTTGCCTCCGGTGGATAAATCGTACCCTTCGCTACTTGGCAGTGAATGTGTTCGTTGTCCATCCCTGGGTCTTCGAGAAAAGCATAGAAGCGCGGTCCCAAGTGGAGGAGCAGGGTTTGCAACGCATGCTCCGGGTTTAGTAGATCGTGTGTTCGTATGTCATAAGCCTCGCCACGGTGGTGCGGGTCTTCCGGCCCTGAATGCTCTCCATCGCAAGCAGATGTAATCGTCAGATCGTGCTTTATCTCTTTCGCTGTCAGGGCTATGGCGCTTAGAAGGTCAAAACCGCCTGGAGCTATGACCGTGAAAATAACGCCAGGCTTAGTGCGAACTACGTAAATCGTGGAAGCCATCAGTTATTTTGTAACTGCACCCAATTTGTGCCGGACGCCGCCAAGGAAACCAGCTTTGACTGCAAGACTAGAGTGGCCTTATTGGCTACTGTGATGTTCGCAGCGCCGTCGATAGTCTCCGAACCGAAGGGAATCACGGTACAGGTATTGGCGCCACTGGTGGTGACGTTTTTGACGGTGATAGTCTGCCCGGTCATCCCGACAGATGTCGGCAACTGGATATTTACACTGTTCGTTGTTGTGTTGCAGTTAATATATACATCGGAATCAAAAGCATAGTAAGTGGTCGTTCCAGCCGCACCTTTGAACGCTGCGATTCCGGTACCGACAGTGGCTGACGCGCTGACAGTGATGCTATTCGTATATCCCGATGCGGCAGCAACAGCGCTTTGGTCACCTATTGTGCTGACCGAGGAAGCTGTTTGTGCCCTTATGACCATGCTGGGAACATAGCCGGGATTGAAAGTTATAAAAGGACCACCAAAGACGAAGGCATATCCAATCAGTAGATCATTCGCCTGAGTTGTAGTGATTGCTGCGCTGGTGAGAGAAGTACCAGTTCCAGTTGCTATGGGAGAGTTAGCATCAAGAGGAGTTACCGTGGCCACGTCCTTGTACTCGTTGCAGGCCACATAAACAAGAGTAGTGGAGGCGCTGAAGGTCAGGATAACGGTCTCTGCTCCACCGACGATATTGGGAGTGAACCATGCCTGCACTTTTTGGCTTGCAACTGTAGAAGCGGCAGTTACCGCAGTCCATGTATTCGTCTGCGAATCCGTGACCGTCGATAGGTTCTGCCCTGATGACCACGACATAGCGCAGAAAAGCAAACTTCCTGCCGTAGTGTTGGTAGTGAATACCTCGTTGACTGGAGAACCGGACCCGGCACTGAATATTTGCACATTTATGCCGCGCCCATTCTTGATATTGTTACCTACGGCCGTATTAGCGCTCGTAGTATCCTTACGGCCAAACAAACGATTAATGCCACGAGCGGCAATCTGCGCCATTCTTTGCTGTCCTAGCGCTGTAGGGTGCAGCCCATCACTGAACCAAGTAGCGTTAGCTGAAGCGCCATCGGCGCCTAAAACCGGGTCGGACGCAAGATCAATCAATCCATCAGCAAAGGTTTGCCAGTTCTGTCTGATAAGAGGATTAAAACCGTTTTTCGTGGTGTCGGCACCAGTACGGCTCATGACCGTCATCGGAAGGCACTTTCCTCCAAGCAACCGTACCTGGGTGCATTGTCCCTTCATGTAGGCAAGGCTGACAGCGAAGGACGCATCGGTGTTGATACCGAGAGATGGGATGAAAATGTTCTTCAGAGTGTTCTGCCGGATAAGAGGTAATATTCCGTTAGCCATCAGGGGATTCATCGAAGTAAAAGTCTGACCGGACAACGCTTCAGCGCTTGACTGGTAAGATTGCTCAAGTATATTTACAGCGCCGATGGAGAAATCCACTGGCCAGGGAGGTTGACCGTTGCCTCCAAGGATTGAATCACCAAGAGAGAATAGCTGATCGTTGTTGGCTTCCGTTCCGCCAAGGAAGGGCGGGAATCCTTGCCCCTGCCCGTACTGCGCCAGCGCCGCGGCGTCTTGTGCCGCCTCTGCCGCTGTCAGTACCCGGTTGAAGAACCGCAGCCGCACGATGGTCCCGGTGAAATAGGTTTGTGCAGCAAGTCCGCTTCCGGCCGCAGTCCCGCAGACCTGATACACACCCGTCGTCTGCAAACCCGCCGAAGCACCCTGCACAAAGTAAAAAACAGGCTCGACGCCGTTCATGTAGATGTGATCTGATGCCGCCATCGTGGCGATCAAGGCAGCATTCCCGTTCATTATGTCGATGCCTCCAGTCTTTCTGAGACTGTTACCATAGACGCTGACCGCCCCTCCGCCTTGGACAAGATTCGATCCGGGGCTTCCAAAGAACAGGGCGAGCCCGTTGGCGTTACTCGCTGCTCCGTTACCGTTTCCAAATACAATGCCATTGACGGCTTGGGTATTTGAATTTGACTGGTAGGAGACGTAGGCTTCGATGGTTAGAGCAGAGTTGAGGGCTGCCGGCAGTAGAACGCCACCATTTCCTGTGCAGACCAAGCCAGCCGTGCTGGCTGAAATTGTTGGAGCCGTGCCTACTGTGCCCGTGGCGTTATTGCCGGAACCGGACGAATCGGGCAATGAAGCTACCGTATCCCCTGGGCTCATCTTGTAGTCGGCCAACAGGCCATTGGTGACCCAAATCACTGGCACTGAGGACTGCGTAACGGAGCTGCCACTGCTGCCACCAATCGCCGGGCTTGAATAAGCTCCGCTCTGCCCAAATGCCGAGCCAGCCCCAAACAGAATGAACAGCAGAAAAGTGAGAGTCTTTTTCATCATCCACCCGTAATTGTTGCGGTGATCGTGACGCTATTCGTTCTCGACCGCATCAAAAGGCGCGCATATTTAGCGTTCACCAGAACCGCATCCAAGTGGAAGGTTTGGTTCGTGGCATCAACGGTCGTCACGTTGCAATTTGAACAAGTCTGGTAGTTCGTGTCTGAGTCGGTAGCAGCCACCTGCACATCGACCTCAAACGCGCCAGGTGCGCCGCTGAATTTCCCGTCTACGCTGAAAGGGCTACCTGAGCGGCCTATTGCAGCGACTAGTGCGACTTGCTGCGAGGCAGAGTTATTGCCGGCGCCAGGCGTCGGTGTCTCGGCAGACCAAACTGCGATGACTTGCCCAGGCGCGCAATTGATCGGATTTGAAGCGTTGTAGACCGGCTGCGCGAAGGTGGCCGCAGTGATGAGAAACCATGCAAGTAAGCGTTTCATTTTGATTTTCCTTTAGTCTTTCGCCGCACAAATTGCCGGGAAATCATTTCTTGTTCTTCAAATAATCTTTGGATGGCGTGCATCATCTTTGTTTCTAGGATTGTCAAACGGACAGATTTTCTATTCATAGGCTTCTAGCTATATGTTTCCCGACTCCCTGACCTATCAATGTCACCGCAGGTACTGCCGCCGTGCCAGTGTATGTGAAAGTCAATGTAGAAGATTTGCCGCCTCCCGTGGTCGGGTGAAAGTGGACGGTTGCCGTGCAGTTCAGGCCGCTGGCCAAAGTTCCAGAGCAAGTAGTGTTATCCAGCACGAACTGCGTAGAATCTCCGCCCGTGATCGCCACACTGGAAAAGGTCATGATCTGGCCGCTGTTGTTGGTCAGAGTCACTACCTGCGTACTGCTCGACTTGCCCGTGTGGATGTTCCCAAAGGAAAGCGATGTAGGTGAAACCAGGACATTCCCGAGTGTCGCTGTGCCGGTAAGTGTCAAGGTGTCAGGACTGAGCGGGTCACTACTGGTTACTACAATCGAGGCGCTCTCTGGAGCTGTCGTGCTTGGAGTCTCAGTCACAGTGATGACGCAACTGGCATTGATAGCCAGAGTTCCGCCACAAGTATTGGTTTGCGCGAAGTCTGCCCCGTTTGGCCCGCTGGGATTCGCCACAACGATGCTCGAAAGGGTGGCTGTTCCGGTATTCGTTAAAGTCGAGGTCTGGGCGACACTCACGAGGCCAACAATACCTTTCGAGAAGTCTAGGTTAACCGGGAATAGATTAGCGTTTGGCTGCGTGTTCACGGTTGCTGAAACTTCCGTAGAATTGGCGCTCGTTCCGGCTGCATTGTGCGCCGCGACCACATAGAAATAGGTACCATTGGCCAGCGCAGTATCGCTGTAGTTGGTCACTGTCGGGCTGGCAATCGTGGTATATGGCCCGCCTGTGACTGTCGAACGACCAACCACGTAATTTGTCGGCGTGCCAGTTGAAGTGCCCCAAGCGAGGTTTACTGCGGCGCCGATGGCCGTGGCTGTTAGTCCCGTAGGAACTGAGGGAATGGAAATGGAAGTCTGCCCACTGCCTGTGAATGGAACAGATGCATTGACTGTGCCAGTCATGGTCAGAGTTGTGGAACGAGCGCCTTGCGATGCCGGCGTGAACGTGTAAATCAGCGTGCAATTGGCTCCGACTGTCAAGGTCGCGGCTGGTACGACGCAAGTACCGCCTGTTTTTGTCCAGTCAGACGCATTTCCGCCAGACACACTAAGACCTGTGTAGACTTCGGACGCAGAGCCGATGTTCGATACCGTAATGGTCACTGGGGAGCTGGTCGAGCCCACATTGACCGTCCCAAAGGCTGCCGGGTTAGGCGAAAAACTGATAACCGGAGCCGTGGGCGAACCGCCAACCAAAGGATGCGGGTAGGCGAAGGCTGTGTAGCCCGGTTTCGCTGTGCCGCCGAGGGCGCTAACGCTACCGCCTCCACTCGGTAGTACGATTGGCAGAGTCAATGCTGTGTTCTGGGCGTCTCTTCCCCACTGAAAGAAAGTGTTCCAGTTGAAAGCACAAGGATTGCCCCAAGCGAAACCTGATCCCGCTTGCAGAGCCGCTCCTCCATTGGCGGTATTGTTCCAAATCCAGATAGGATCTGTGAAGGTTGTCGAGCCGTTATGGTTCTGCCCAAGTTGGTGCGGAACTGGATAACTTACGCTCCCACAAGCGCCTTGCGGGCGGGCATCCTCGCAACCGCGGTTGTTCATTCTGATTTCGCCCTTGGTACCCCAGCAACTGCTGGTCAGGTGATCGAAAGTGTTGTTGTAGATAACGCCGCTGGCGCCGCGGAGCCAGATGTAGGAGCCAATATTAGAAAGGCTACTGTTGCCTGCCGCGCAAGTCTTGTCCGGGTAGAGAAAAGAATTGTTATAAATCTCAAATTCGCGCATCCCATAAGGCGAAGTGTCCCAGCCGTGGCTATTGAATCCACCAGACTCGGTAAAAGTGTTGTGACGAACGACGATACGGCAATTATCGTCGCAGTCGAAAACTCCATTTGCTCCACCAAAGAAAGTGCTGTCCTCGACGTAGACATTCAGCAGGCCGCTGGTATCGTTGGTTCCCATGCTGTCGGCCGTGGTCCACGAGGTTGTGTGCGATAAGTCTTTCACGGTCATAAAGAAGTCGCCGTAGTGGTTGCTGGTGAATGAAATATGGGAAAAGATGACTCCACCAGCCACAAAATTGTCAATTGGCGTGTCGTTATTCACTTGGAAATCGACGTTCTGAAAGATTACTGGCTGCCCGGTCGGCCAGGGCCCGTTAATGGTGATAGGGTGAGGCAGAGTATTGGCTCCGGTCGCAGCGAGGATAGTCAGATTCTTTATGCGAACGATGTTTGCAGCCTGTTTGGTAATGTTGAACGTAGGGTGCGCCGTCACAGTGATATTGGTGACGCCAATACCCGCCCCGCTGACGATGATGCCCTTGTTCAGCGTCACGCCATTCAGTCCCCACGCGCAATTCCCTGCCGGAATGTTCACTGTTTGCCCTGTTGTAGCGGTGTTGATGGCGTTCTGCACATCAGTCTGCGAGCAAGAGAGCGAGTTCACCTGGGCATGAGCCGAAGCGCAGAGCAGGAGAAAAACTGGCAGGGTTAGAATTTTCCTCATATCGTTTCAATCCTCAATTCGTTTCGCTTGATGGCCCTGACGAACGTACCGTGTTTTCTAGGAACACTACTTGGAGGCGCTACCGTGCCATTGGCCGGCCGCAAAGCGACAAGTCCAAATGCCCATACTCCCGACGTATTGTTAGCTTCAGAGCAAGACATGGTGTAACCAGTGGCAGTGGTAACGATTCGGTATCCGGTTGCAGAAGGAACCACATTCCCTATTTGCGTGAAAGATGCGTTGACGGTCATCAATCCGGTGTTGGTGAATCCAAAACAAACTCCGAAAATTAGTTCGTTGGGAACCAGAGTTGTAAGGCTATTCGATGTCAGCGTTGCGGGTGTCGCCGTAGTTCCACGAGTGAATCCGGTATTATCGCTAGAAACAAAGTTGGCATTAGAAAACTCAGCTATAGAGACAACGAAATTTGTACCACCGCCTCCAACACAGGAAACCGTGTTTGCCCCGGACGATGGGGCGGTGCCGGCCATTACCATGATTCCGGCTATATTCGTGGCGTCACTTGTACTTTTTATTGAATTGGTGATCGCAGTTAGTAGCTTATATGGAGTTCCAATTGAATCCGTGCAATATCCGATCCTTGCGAATGAAGCGGAATAGCCCATATTCACAACCAACAAATTCCCAGATGTTACATTGGAGACGTAAGCTAGATTGGGCGCGCCCGATTGCCCACCCGCCACGCTAGTTCCCTGCACGAAGGTAATCGCATTGAGCCCAGTCGTGATCTTGAATGTTATGGACTTGGTTGCGGTATGCACGGCGCCCGCATCCTGCACTTGAATCGTTGCGCTGTAATTGTTACTTACGCTAGGCGTTCCGGTGATTGCTCCTGTGCTGGAGTTGATTGATAGACCTGTGGGTAGAGCACCAGAACTGACAGACCAGGAATATGCGCCAGCGCCGCCGGTCGCGAGAACCGTGTAGCTATAAGCGTGCGTGGTATCTCCATCCGGAGCAGCCGAAGGACTTTGAATGGTCAAGGCATTTGATTTGAATGCGATGTTGAAAAGAGTGCCGGAAGTACCCCCATTATCGACGGTGATTGTATTTCCCGCTCCCGCTGCGCCTGCGATACGTAGGAATCCCGCCCCGGAGTCAGTCCCTCCCATTGAGCCAACTTGCCACCATGTCCCCATGTCGGCATCCTGGAGCCCTTGCCACCCGGCGTTGTTATCGTTTCCCATTCCGGCATATATGCAGTCACTGTTAAGGGTAGTTGTGATGCCGGGCGTGGTCACAGTGGATGGAGTACCGAAAAACGTGCTGGTCGCTGACGCATCCACGGTCGTAACGTCACAAGCGGAAGTGCCGATAAGTTCCACCGCATTCACGTTCATGAATGAAGCTCCAGTGACTGCCACATTTATAGTGTTCGCTCCAGTGGAACCGGCTATGCCAGTCAGAACCGCAACCCTTTCTGTATGCGATGTATCGGACAAGACGCGGGTATAGCTAGTGGTCAGAGTATCCGTAGCGCTCGCGGTGTTAGTTGTACCGAAATAACTGATTCCTATAATTATCGCATCGCCGCTGTTTGTGGTGCTCAAAATGCAATTTATTGAAGCAGCGTTTGTAGATGTGCTGCATGATTGCCGAATAGGAATAGTTGGGAATTGCGCCCAAGCACACGGAGCACAGAGCAGCAGAACGAACAACCATTCGACTAGTTTTTTCATTGAGTGAAACTAACCACCCAAGTTGTTTGCTTGCTCGTTCCATCGGCTATGAAAGTAAAGGAGATTGCGTCGTTGTTGGGTAGTGTGGTTGTGCCGCTCTGCGTGCCGGCTGCACCGCCGCCGCTCTTTGTGCTGTTGCAGGTGACTGCACCTGTAAGTAGCCCCGTACCGGCGTTGTTGGCGGCATTCAGAGTCGAGGTTCCCGCATTATCGGTCCAGCAGTTTATGCCTGTGATTGTCCACGTCGAACCAGAAGTATTGACACAAAAGAATTGTAGGTAAGTTCCCGCAGTTATAGCGTTCAGCCCGTCGCCTAATCCCGTCTCGCACCGTAGCTTGTTATACGGTGAAGC